GGCCTCCAAGGAAATCCTTTACCTGGAGCATAAGCAACCACGGCCAGGTCCTTTGCAGGACTTGGCTAGCGCACACCTCACGGTGTGCGCCAATTGTCGGCTAAGCCGGAAGGCTTGGCGACTGGCTGACAGACAGCTAAGGGAGAGGTCCGGCCTCACGGATCTCTCTAGGTATGCTGGCGTGCGATCAGCGCGCCAGCCTAAGATCCCCCTTCGTGAGGGGAATCGCAGGACTATCACAGAGTATATCAATCTCTGCGTCCGTTAGTGTGTCGACGTAAGCGTCGACAGACCCTTGATCAACGATCAGCCGATCATCGGCTGTCGAAATCCCAATACCGTCAGACGAGTATTGGCTCTCAATCCACCGTTTCGGTGGAATGACGAACAAATTTAGCCTCCAATTGATAGAGGCCAAATACTTGCACAGCTTCCAATCAGCTGTGACAACATACGCATCACCGGCCCTTCGCAGGGCTGGCGACTCCAGTATTGTCAGATCGTCTGGCAATAACTCAGAAGGAGGAACGCTTTCGTCCTCCCCGGTTAATACCCACTCTAGAAGCTGCAAAGCTTCTCGATCTCTCTCGAGCATCCTTTCTGCAGGGATGCCTTGTTTCCGACCACCTGTCCAGGTGATTGGAATGGAAACACTCAAAGGGTGTTTCAAATCGAGAATCCGTTCAACGGGTTCTCTAAGATACCACGTCATTGTAGTATGTCGTGCGAAGAGCATGGAGTTTTCACGCCATGCCTTGGTGAATTCCTTGCAGAGTTCATCCGTGAAGTCCACCGAACCGGTGGCTACGTTTTCCACTGTTGCAGGCACCATCACTGGTGCCTCATCGAATAACTCAGCGAGTTGGTTGAGTTTCGACTTAATTTCGATGTCCGAAATTATGTACTTCTGTATCCGGCCCACAATCCAGGGCTGGTACCACTTCTTCTTCCGTGTTTGGAAGAGGAGATATTCCTGAACTCCCTCCGGGAGCTCAATGTCTTGGACCACCTGCAAATGGTGTTCCCCCGTCTTTGTGAAGAATCTAGGTATGATTCTCTCTTTGAGGTCACCCGAAAGGGCGCCTTTCATCAGATAAGCGTATCGGCTTTTCAGCCGACCGCGTTTGTGTAGAGTCAGGTACTCTACAAAGTTCTGCTCGTTGTCGAACAGAATAGGTTTCCCCGCCGAGACAAGCGTGCGGGGAAAGTAGCCGAACTCCGGGCAATGCCGGAGATCGAGACAAGCGTCCTGGATCCAGGACGCCATGTAAAAGAGGCCCAGATATCTAGTAGGTCTCATGTTATATTCGACCTCACGGCCGAATTGATAGATTCTCCCGCTCTTCGTCGAGGAGAAATCTTTACGGTCCTTACGCAGGTCCATAAGAAGACGTACCTTCGGTACGTCGATATAGGGAAGATCGCCGGAGGCGGTCTTCCGAATAAGCGCATCGACTGTGCGCCTGTTATCCGCAGGAATGGTATATAATTCTTCCGCGTAAAATCCATATCGATCCGATATGAATGTATCGTCCTCAGATAGGACATATCCCATACCCGTAAGGGTACGGCGATAAACTTCCAGCGACCGTTCCGGGTCGCGGGTCAAAGTGGTGTGGTCATCACCGACGACCGCACTAGCAACATCTCCCGAAAGGGACATATTAACTACAGCTAACAGGTTTGACATTGTTAGCAGCACTTTGCATCCGGTATCTCCCATGAAGATACCGTTCGTGG